TACATCAATCAAATTTAAACGTTCTGCGTCCGATGGTGGGGAGTATTCCGCGTCTTCCGCTAACCCAGATTCTTTATTTAAAATACGTTGCGTGATATCCCGATATGATTGTAGGATATCTAACATATACTTCATCACATTGGTTTTAGATTGTGATGTTGCGTTCTTATCACTAAATGGAAAGTATGTATAAACATTTGTAAGTTTATCGTAAAATAAAATTCTATTTAATCTACGTTTTAATTCACGAACCATCGCACCACTTAAACTTTCTCCAGATTCACGAAAATATTCAGAAATACCATTACTATCCAACCCACTCCATTGTGAAATAGTAACATTAAATTCTGTTAGTAATCGGTTCAATTCTTCTGTGGTGAAAACGATTTGATATTGGTCAGGTGTATAACTGTCACCTAATCCGTCTTTACCTTTGTTATATGTTTTTTCTAAAAAGTCTGGGTTTTGCCAAGTGACACGTATCTTATTACTCATCTAGTATCTCTTAAGTCAAAGGTTGTCTTGTGGAACCAGAACCATCGTCGGTTCCCGGTAAAGGAGATGGATTAGTTGGTGATTGAGGTTTATCAGGCACCTTTTCATCTGTTGTTGTTTGCCCAGGTGGTGGGTCTTTACATATTCCCGCATCAAGTTTATTTTCTGGGTTGTCGCAATGTCCCGATTGACATTCACTATTTTGAGAACACAAGGAACCATTTGGAAACTTTGACGAATCTGTTTCCTGTGATGGTCCTATTAGCGTCGAACCAGATGGTACCATTGCCGATAAGAAAAATTTAATTGTTCCTGGAATTGTTTGGTCTGGTAAATTATTTAAATCTTCTGTTACTCTAACAAACACCTGCTTTGATGATGTTGGCGGAATTATGAGTGGCGTTGCTTGTGTAATTGTCTGGGAGCTACTTTGTGGAAATACATTTATTGTAGTAGTAGATACTATCGGATACATTTTTATATAAAATACATCTGATGTATTTCCTAGGGTTAACGGAACATCCTTAAATACTTCATTATATTTTATATAATCTACAGTTAATGGAGTTGTAGATAAATTAGTAGAACCAGATTGTACTGTGAATGCTCTTGCTACATCAGTAGGAAATATTTGCATAAATTATTCTCCTGTGGACAGAGCATAAGGTAATTGACTAACTTGTAATGCATTATCATTAATATATTTCACGTATGATGCACTTACTTCCGTAGTAATTATTGTATTTAATTCTTCGTTTGTAAATCTCATTCTACTACTTGAATTCAACTGGTTAATTCGTTCGTTTACCTTTACGTATGCAGTATTTAATATATTTTGTGATATGGCATAAATATTTGCTGTCCCTTCATCAAAATTATATTTGTTGATACTACTTACTATACTTGACGATAGTTGATTATTTATTGACGAAGTAGTTAAGTTATTCGGTATCGTTGGAATATTTTGATTACTGTTGGGTTGGTTAAATACTTGTTTTACGGCATCACCTACCCATGTAGTATTTAGTGCAGGTAATGCGAACATTTTTAATTTAGTAGTATCTGATACTTCCAGTTCAACTTCCTTACGTGAATTTGAAATTTTAGTTATTTTGAGCGTTCTATCGTCAAACGACCCCAGTTCATCAGATAAGAAATTCAAGGATACAGAATATTGTCCGGATGGAATAAATAAATCTGTGAGTTTTGAGAAGTCTAGGTATAGAAACGTTCGATATGTGTTATCACTATACTGGATACGTTGTGTAGATATTGCACCAGTGATACTATTAGATATAAAATCTGAGTATATTAACGAATTGTCTGCTAAACTATATAAATTAATTTCAACATTATTAGCAAGAGCGGAGTTAGGAAAGTCCGCCGGAACTTCCGCCTGTAACAATGTGTCATTTGTGGTGGTGAAAACCCGAGATACTGTGAATTTTGAATAGTTATCAAATCCTTTTGCAATATCTTGTTTAAAATTTTGCTGATTTGGCATTAGTTAAGCTCTAAAAAGTTTTTGTTGACTCTAGACTTCCATTCTTGATAATCCAATTTTTCCGTATAAAGTGGCGTAAAATAGATATTACCCCGTTCTATCGGAGAGTCTGGCCGTGGAGTTACCACAGACAATCCATTTCCCGCGTAATTTTGTTGAATTGATGAACTATAATATGATGCACTTACGTCCGTAGAAGTCAATGAAATGTCTATTGTATTTTTACTTATAATGTCTGCACTATCTGGATTTGGAATTGTAAGAATGTTAATATCTGGCATATTATATTACCTTGAATAGCATATCACTATTAATTACGCGAGAGTATTCTCCAGAATTTACTTTAAACTTTATCGTATAAAATCTACCCTTATATAATGGGGTCGTGTCAAGAACTATATACGAACCAGTTGGGTCAGTATTAATTTTAGTTGCATCATCAAAATCAATAATTGTAGTGTTACTCTGTGTGTCTACCACAGAATAATATGATGACGTTGGAAGATAATACTTGTTTTTGTATCGTAATGTACTATCAAATGAACGTAATGGATATTCATCACGAACAGTTAATGTAACTTTTGAAATATCACCTTCCGTATATGTTTCTCTTAAATTATTAGGAACGACTTTAACATTCAACGAAGGTATAGGTAGCAAACTTCCAGTACTAAATGTTTGATTATCCCATCCAATTTCTAACGTTGGTTGATGTATCGTGTGCGTTTGTGTAGAAAATACTTTAATATTTCCTTCATTTATGATGTTTAATTCGTCTGTTGTTGGGAATTGTACAACAAATCCATTAAATGTACTTTGTAAGGATTGACTTACGATAGGACGTAAGATGTTTGTCACATCAATACGTAGGTCTTGTAATGGGTATTCTGTTAATGTTACACTTGCAGATGTTGAACCTGTTAGTAGGTTTCCACCATTTACTGTCCATAATATTCCAAGAGAACCAGTAAATGACCCTGTAACGAGTCCGGGAGGTGTTGCTAGTATTAAATTACTTCCAGACGTTCTGTATTGAGAACCACTATATAGTGTTCCACCTACACTTACAGATATTGCTTCTACAATTGTATATCCTGCTGAAGCGGAAAATACGGTTTGCGTACCGTTCCCTGTAAACTCAAATGAGCCAATTGTAGTTCCGTATTGTCTCCACGTAATACCGTCTTGTACATTTTTTGTGTCCTGATAAAAATATCCACTACCTTCGTCCCATGACCGAGACACTGAATACACTAATACTTTTTGATTTCGTGGTACACGTTCTGCGTTTGCTAAACGTAAATTTAAATAATAATTCGCATTAGAAGAGACACTAGCCGTTGTTGGTAAATCAAACGATATAAATGTTCGTACCGCACTATTACTATAATTTGACGTAGTAAAATTTACATCTGGTGTTTTACCAATTTCTAAAATTTCATCTAATCCAGCATTTCTATCAGGAAATGCTTGATATATAGTTGCGTCTTTGGATGCCGTTAGTAGTTTTTTCATTGTGTCGCATTCCCAATAATGTCGGTTTGTGGATATTTCAATTCAAACACACTCGGGTCCAAACTTGGGTAGATGATTCCGTCAATTGTAGCATCCTCTATGGAGTATCTATAATTTTGGTAGTTTGCTCCATCTTTAAATTGATACTTGTTGAAGATTTCTACATTCTTTACCGATTGGACACCATCAACAGAACCAATTTCGTATGTTAAATCGGACAATATAATTGGTTGTCCGATATCCCACTTATTGATGTTGAAAAATTCTTGTACAACGCCAATACTTCTTGCTAATACATCATTTACGTTATAATTTCTAAACACTACAATATCAAATTTTACTCCAATATTAATGATAAACGCATCTAAAATATTAACATCATCAGTAAGTAATCTAAATTGTTCTAGGTATCTAGCCAAATTATCCTTTACAATAGTATTTAACGTTGAAAGTTTTCCGTTGGAATCATACCCAAGCGTATATAAGTTGATAACATTAGGTTTGACTGGATTATTAACATACGTGGTATCATTTAATACTTGAATTTGATTAATTTGTTCATCACGAATTGCATACGCTTTAGAAATTCTACCATACTTTGATGGTAATGCATATGTTCGTGTTACATAATCTTCGGTAGTTACTACACGGTTTTGTGCATTAAAAAATCCTAATGCGTTTTGACGAATTTCATCAATTGATTCACCATCACCACCACCAGTTGCCGGAAGTTCATTATTAACTGTTACGCTTTGTATTGCTGCTGCAAATACTTGTGCTTCCGTTGTTGTATATTGTGTAGTATCATTTTGAACAATTAAATTATTTACATTTACGATAGTATTTGACGGAGTATTACTATCCACTCCTCCACCAACCCAATAAGTCACAGTAAGGGTTATATTTGATGGTGCTAATCCATACGCATTACTATTTAAGTAATTTACATTATTTAATGCAACGTTTCCAAGTACGTTTTGGATAGTTGTTCCGTATTGAGAATTTGCTACTTGACGAGAATCCAACGTCAACCCTAATTCTGCATCATCACCAACACCAGAACCAAACATCATTTCTGTTTTTAAGTCTCTGTTAATTCGTGTAATAAATCTTCTTGATGCTTTTTTTAATCGTAGTTTTGAACTTGGTAATTGACCTGTTTCTACGTTACTAGTAACATCTAAATCATCCATTATCAAATCTTGTGCTAGATATTCTACTTCATACCATTTATTTCCGTTACTATCGGTAACATCTTTGACCCCAATAATATTATCGTCTGGTAAAACTACTGAAGTAAACTTTTCTGGGCTTCCAAAAGTAAATGTGGTAGTTTTTTCTTCTGCTGCCAACAACTTTGCAGGTTTTGATACGATAAAGGTTTGTGGATTACCACCCGCAAACGTGTTTATTACATAGTTTTCTGATGTGATATTTGTGAAATCTACATCTTCAATTAATCTAAATGATACTGACGTTAATCCACTGGTGGAAAATGAACTACCCGCCTTAATCTTTAATAAGAATTTTGGATTTGGTATATACACACCATCTTGAATTGTGGCAGGAACCAATTGATATAATTTTGCTTCTACCGATGCAGGAGAAGTTAACTTTGGTTTGTATCCAAGAAACTGTGCGATGGTCACTACATTTTCTTGTTGTTCGGCATAAGCCAACAAATTTTCTTTAAAAGAATTATCAATGTAAAATGACAACACATCACCCAAATATGATGCCATTTCAATAAACATCATACCAGGTGATGTTTCATTGAAATCAGAATATGTGTTTGGATAGTATGCTTTCGCAAACTCTATAAGATTTTGCCTAAAGTCGCCAAATGTCTTAGCAAGATAATTTATCTGCTTTACACTTGGACGAGGTTGTAAATTTACTGGTTGTGTGGTTGCCATTCATGACTCCTAAATTATATAAACTCTATGGGTCCAGTTTCTGCGATATCAAATCGAGGTCCACTTGGTATGAAAAATCTGCGGCCGCCTACACCTCTACCAGTAGTTCCATACGCTATCTCAGTTTGTTCTGCATTAAATACTGCAGCAAGTGTGTTTGCTTCGTTTGTATACACTACAAGACTATCTTTTACATTAGGATTATTTTTAAATACGTATGCACATTTAATGAATAATCTATTAGTATCTGTGTTTGGTGTAATAGTAAAGTCAGTTACTTCTAGGTATGGTAACCACTTTTCCACTGCATCAAGTACTGCTAGTCTTGCCTTTTCGACATTTTCATCCGTTAGTGGTTCGAACACAATTTGCCATAGGTCACATCCTAACTCTGGTTGTGCTAATCGTTCTCCTTTTTTTGTCAAAATTAAATTAGCAAAGTTAGTCTTTGTTTGACGAATAAGGTCTACGGATGACTCAAACATTCCTGTTTGACCCATCCGAATTGGAAGTGTGACTCCTATGAATTTTTGTGCCATATTACTTGTTCATTCCCATTGCTTTCATCAATTGTGAATAATCACGATTGATAGCTTGGAAAACTGGACTATCTTCATCTACACCCTTTGGAGGAGTCGGCATGACTTTACCCATTCCGTTTGTTGTTGCGGTTATGGTATCACCAAGACGTTCCAATCCCATCATTTGTGCTAATTGTGCACGACTTGGTTTTGGTTTGGATGGTACGGTTACAGTCGTTTCTTGGAG